TTACTCTTCCGCCAGCCCCCGCCACCGCAGCGCCCCGTCCTGACCCGGAGTAAGGACAACCGGCTCCATAATCATCCGCCCCCGATCGTCCATGATGTACCACTTGCCGTCTATGGTCTGCTGGCCTTTGACCATAGCCCCGTCAGCGCCCAGATAATACCAGTGATCCTGATACTTATACCAGGTATCATACACCATCATTCCTGCTCCGTCAAACCAGTACCACTTTCCATCATCCTGATACCAGTCATTTTTTACTGGTTCCCCTGTATTACCCAGATAGTACCGCCAGCCGCCATCTTCCTGCTGCCAGCCGGCTTTCTTTTCCTTGGCCTGGACAATCGACCAGTCCGGCAGCCCGTAGCCAAGAATTTTCCCATAAGACCGGCTGTAAGCCTTCCGGCACACCCCTCCGCCGTTTTCAATCACACCGGATGCACCGGACGTATTGCCCTCAATGGTCTTGATCCGCGTTGCCGTCACCTCTGTAACGATCCCTGTATGATAGGCTCTCTGGCCGTTGGTAAAGAAGATCACTGCCCCAGGCTCCGGCACCGCGGCCCACCGGCCTGCCTTTTTAAACTGGTTGACCCCTGTGGGGCAATAATGGTACAGGCTGCCGCCCAGAAGTTTCTTAGCAACCTCCAGACCAAATGCCTGCACAAATACCTCTGATACGAACATGGCGCACCAGGGCTGGGCCTGCAGGTTCTGACCGGTATGTATCTTATAGTCCCTGGCAAAGCAGGTGAAATTGCCGCTGCCGGCATTGGCCGTAAAATCATCCAGCTGGGCGTTGCTTTTCTTTTCCAGATAGCCGTCCCAATGGGCGGTCTGATCAATGAGTTTCTTTACTGCGTTTTCCATATGTCTTTGCCTCCAAATAAAAAAGCCCGGTACAAAACCGGACAAAAATCATTTTCAGGTATCTTGCTTTTAAAATCTGCATATGCTATAATGCCAGTAGGCTAAACGATAAAAGTTGTCCATTTCAGACAGCAAAAATGAAAACCCCAAGGACCGCAATTCCTTGGGGTTTTCTATTCCGTTTTTATGGTGGCTTAGACCATAGGCTGGTTACCGACTATTTGTCGCCGTCCAACCATTTGTTGATGAGGTGGCTAACCACACCAGCCGCAACGGCAACAATAAACGATAAAAGTGTATCCAATTCAGACACCTCCCTTCTGTCACCAGATTCGGAGGCGGTAACGTTAGCATTATAGCACAGCTGCAGTTATGCCGCAATCAAAATATAGACCTCAGGAATCCCCTGGGGCCTGTCTGCGTTGCGACGTCGCACGACTCTACTCCTGACTGTCATCTACACCGTTGTTATTACGATCAGATGGGCCACCTACGCCGCTCTGATGCTTGTCTGGATGCGGTACATCACATGGTGCATCATGCAGATATGGGGTCGGCTCCTTAGGCTGCAGATCTGGCCCTGCGTTTACATAGCCTCCCATTCCAGGGATTTTATCCTGATGTTTTCCTGTTAATTTTGCCATAAATTTTGTCCTCTCTTTCATTTTTATTATGTAATGGTAGTTGCTCCGGCTCTAACCCTGGCCGGACCGGGAGATAGATGGATCACCTCCTTCTATTTCTGTCTGCTTTTCTCTGTTTGAACGCCAAAGTAGAACCCCACAATCATCGTGAAGATTGTAAGGTATTCCTGCCCGGAAATTTCCCCAGTGCAGGTCAGACCCACGAATCCCGCAGTCAGCGCCAGAGTCATGATCGACTTAACATCGATCAGCTTAGCCAGTTTCTCTTTCATTTATGTCACCTCCTTTCAAAAAAGCATTGAGGCCGCCGCACTCACGACCGCCCCAATCAACGCCCCGATTAGCATTTCCCACTGCCGCCCCGGCTTGGCTTTCAGTTCCGTCACATCGTCTGTCAGCTGCCGGATGGAGCTATTCATGTGCTTAATCTCCTCCGTCTGCCGGGCCATCTCCAAAGCAAGTGTGTGTACGGCATCCACAATCTTCCCTACACTGTCCATGCGATGTTTCAAAGATGCTATTTCATGCTTATAGCCTTCGAGCACTACCACAATTTCTTCATCCGTCATGCCTGTTCCTCCTTAATCAGCATAGGTTCATCCATCAGTCCTGAATCCGCCGGCGGTTCATATACGCTGCCGTCATTGCTCAGGTAGATTGTCTGGCCGTCAGTGCGGTACAGTGTATCGTATCCGCTTATATTGCCTGCCTCCAAGCCTCCGATTGTAAATGTGGTAATATCCCCCCATTCCTTTGGGATATTATCTGCAAACACAATCTGCAGCACGTTGGGGGCAGCTGGCATGATACGGATAATTTCATACTCAGTATCCTGGATCTTGATTTTTTCCATTTTGCATCCTTCCTTTCTAATAATTTGTATTTTTATGTATTATAAAAGGCCCTTTCAGGCCCGGAATTTTCTTACATATTGTGCGCAATACCAACTCCTCAAAAATCGGCCACGCTCATGATGAACGATACTATACTGAGGCTGAGGTAAATAATCTTTTCAATACTTATCAGGGACTTCCTCAATATAGTATGGATCTTTTCAATATACAGAGCGGCGGCCGTCTGCTATATTATGATGCCAATACGAAAAACACGCCATACAAGGCTGGTATTACACAGGCATCTGAAGGTGTGGCTATTACAGTAGGTGACTGGGGGAACTTTATTACGTCTTTGGCAATACCGAAAGGCGATTCAAGACTATACATATACAGCCGCGCAAACAGTATAATCACAGACTGGAAAATGCTTTAAGTCCTACCAGAAATTTCCTTCCATTCTCCATAGGATACTCCTGGAGTATGGAGTGACACAAACAGCCGCAGATCGTTGCTGATGGCAATCCGTGTTGTCCACATCTTGAGGAAACCAAATGTCAGGATAACACCGCCGTTTCCTTCTCCCTCTACTGGCCTGTGTGTAGCGTTATCCGCATAGATGTATATTCCTGGCGAGTTTGTATCCACGAGGCAATCCGAGACACTGGTTGCATTTTTAGCATAGAAAAGTTCGCTATCCTCCTGCTTTGTGTGATACCTGTCATCATGGGTATGTCCAATCTTAGAGCTCTTGGTATTGAGCACAGTATAAAGATCCATCAATACCTTTCCCTGAGCCGCCGACAGGGGCAGATCTGTCCGGTCAGTAACACAGTTGTTTACGATCTGTCCGATCAGGCAGACGCCGGTCATCCAATTCCTAAAATCTTCCGTAAACTTCTTCATCTTCCCCCAGCGTGTCCGGGCCTTTTCTTTTGCGGCCGGTACCGGGAAACTGTCTGATGATGCATCAAAGGCAGAAACCAGAGTGTCCGCGGTGTCGCCTCCAATGGAATCTACCTTATCTTTGTCCAATTCTTTCATGGTCTTATCAACGGTATCCATATTTTCATTGATGACCTCTATCGAAATATACTCATTACTTTCTGGCTTTTTCAGGCCATAATTTTCTGTTGTATTCATAAACCCACCGTCCTTATCCCTTCCCAGGTGTATGCCGAAGCCTGCTTCCAGGTCAACGCCGCCACATCACCCCATGTGTTATAAATATATTCATACTCCACCGCCAGGTGGGCAGGCTTGATTTCTTCTATTGTCAGTTTCAAATCTGCCACATTACCTGGAATCCCCAGCGTTCCGACAAAGCGGATTACAAAACGATAATTGGCCGCATCCTCGATCACTTCCACTTCGCCATTAGAATAACTGCCAGCCACATTTTTCACCATTTCCTTGGTAGTAGTACCCACCCCTGATATCTTCGCCCTGATTCGTTCCCTCCGAAAGTCATCAGGCTTTGATACGTCCACCTCCAGCCCTAAAAGCTGTTCGTATCGTGACAATAGACCCGACGCTGTAGATGCAAAACATTCCGAAATTGTACTGCTCAATCCGTTTTCCAGATCATCCGTCACTTCGGACAGAAGCGTCTGCAGAGTTTGCATAGTCACATTTTTATCATAATAATCCGGGAGAAGCTTAATCAGTTCCAAGTGTATTCACCTCCGTCAAATCAATAGTCCCTACTATAGGAATCTGCCTTTCCCCGATTACAACGTTTCCAGTTCCTTCATTCAGGAGAAACCCTTCAAAATCTTCTATACCCTGAACATCTAACAGCAGGCTGCCAAGTTTTGCATAGCTGATCTTATAGGTAATAAATACCGTTTCGCGCAGGAACATCTGCACTGCCGTTTTATATGCCTTCAAGATATCTGCCAGCGTCTTGCTCCCATCCCTTAAGACTTTGGCCTTGATATTGATCTTAACCGCCTCAGGGCTTTTGACTGTCACTGCAGCGCCGATCGGACGCACGGTTTCAATATACGCCGCCACCATATCTGGCAAAGAAGAAGATATCTGTTTATTGCTGTCCACGACCAGCACCGTAACAGTACCGGGACCATCCGCCAAAGGGAATACTTTAACAGCACCAGTGCCCGAAACCTCCAGAGCCCACTGTTGGTAATGATAGACGTTCCCGGATGTAGCCGGTAACCGAATCTTGGTGTATAAGCGTTCCCTCAGCGCTTCATCCGTTTCTTCATCCGTGCCAAGCGTAACAATGTCACCCAGTGATGCTGTCACGCCTGTGATGTTTGAAACAGGCTGCATGGATCCGCTGTACTGATTCCCGATCACTCCGTATGTTTCGCACTTTGCACAGTATTCCGTGTCGCTCCTTTTTTCCGTCACCACATAAACCAGATTATTTATTCCCCACCGGGTCCCGTTTTCTACCGGGCCTGACGTTGTCATCTTACGTACAGCCCTGGTGGCGGGTTTGCGGTAAATATTATAGGCATCTGCTGCCCGGTCCAGATACTCACCAAGGGCTGTATCAGGAAAGACCAGATCCACAAAATTGTCAAGTTGGAAGTTCTGTTGGGTCAGAAAATATGCACATGGTGCCAGAGCGTCATAAATAACACTGCCTTCCCGCTTGTCCACATCGTTTGGCACCTTATCAAGCATGGCCCGCAGCAATTCTTCATATGTCATTTTCACACCGTCATCTCCTTTTCTATCTGCAATTCCCCGTAAATACTTGATACATCAAAGGTACACCGGCATGTATCCCCGGAAAATTCAAACTCGAAGCCATCCACCTCGCGGATCCGGTCATCCTGCTGAAGCGCTTCTTCTACCATTCGCCGCAGTTCTGCCCTTACATATGACCGTTCCTCTCCGAGCAGTTCCTTCCAGGCAATCCCATACTTAAAGCTGTAGATGGGATATTCATACTGCTCTGTAGACAATATCTTGTAAATGGCCTGTTTTAAAGCCTCTAACTCATCCACAAATCCTTCTATTTTTGTATCTGACAGTTTATATGTCCTGGTCTCATATGTCTGCTCCTGAACTGCCAGATCGGTTGTTAGTCCTGCCATGGTCAGCCTCCTGTCTGGTACGGTTTTCCGATGATTTCCAAAATATAGTATTCCTTCCCCCGGTCATTGCGCAGGATCCGCACCTTATCCCCCGACACCAGACGGTCTTTCATATTTCCTGTAACCATACTCATTGGAACCGGGATCTTTCCAATCACAACCGCGCTTCCCGTGTATGTCCCCATAAGCACCGCAGCCGGTTTCCGGCATTTCATATAGTTATCTACCACCGTCTTTACGAGATCAAAAAACTCCTGATACGCCCCTTTATCATTCACCCGTCATCACCTCCACCGACATTGTATGTGTGGGAAGAAAATCGTGCGTGACCTTTTTAACGATCAGTCTCTGGTTTAATGCAATATTCCCAATACTGCCATATATGCTATTCCCTGCCCGCACCCGAAGATCACCCAGACAGTCCAGTTTCATAGTTTCCTTCTCATGGTTATACAGTTTCAATAGATTATTAGCCCGCTCCTGGGCTTTGGCCGCATTATCAATACCCGATGGGGATGTTTCCAAATACTGAAGCAGTCCATATCGATTCACCGCGTCCTGATCGTGGGCGGCTCCCACGTCAATCTGCCCGCCGCTTTCGTTCTTCCACACCACCTTGATCTGATTGTAATAATCATCGTCTATGGACTTTTCCCAGCTGTATCCTGTACATAGGCTATTATCACCCAGAATCAGCGGTAGCTGGAGGTTTCGCATATTCCACAGACACACCTTCCCATATTCATCACGCAGGCAATATTTCTCCTGCGTCCCAATCAGGGTATCCGATGCTGCCTGTACAATATGATCCAACCATGATTTTTCATAGTCAGCAATCGTGGGAATGATAAAGCCGGGATCCTCGATGGTTCCCGGCGTCATACTCTGAAATGTACACATATTTTCCACTAAATTCTTCAGTGTTCCATTCTCCAGTACAATGATATCCTTGTTTTTTGCCCTCCGCAGTTGGTCGTATGCCTTAATAGTTATGGTCTGCCCCTCTCCGCCATCCCGGCTGTCCCCGGATACCTTATAAACGGATCCGAAGAAAATACCATCCACCTGGTTGTTTTCCGTCACGCGAACAACATCCCCATTTTGCAGTACCAGCCCGTCACTGATATAGGAGATGTCCAGGCTGCTGGCTCCCTCATTCAGCGTTTCTGACCAGGAAACCTCTTTGCACATTTCCGAAATATCATAAATATATCCCTGGCTTTCTGCCAGAATTTCCATTCGCAACACCTCCTATGCCGGGATCGTAAGCACCTGTCCAGGATAGATCAAGTTGGGGTTCTTGATTCCTGGATTAGCTGCCGCAATTTTCTTGTATTGGCTGCCATTTCCATAATACTTCTTTGCAATCCCCCAAAGGGTATCGCCAGACTGGACGGCATGGGTCTTGTTTTCTGTCACTGCGGGATTGGTTTCTGCAGACGCAGACGTATCTTCCTGCTTTACTGTAGCTGCTGCCGTCTGTACCGCTACATACCGTTTTCCCGGTGCCTTGTATTCCAAAAGCTTGATCGTCAGGTACTTATCCCCCTCTTCTCCAGCTTTTTCTACAGCCTCCACGCTTTTTACCAGTACCATAATACTGATATCATCTGTAATATCGTTAGAGGCAATAAAGCGGATTGGCTTTAAGTCCTTCTGGGCCTTACGAAACATTTTTTCATAGTAATCCGCATCGGCCTTTGCACCGGGGTTCATATAGTGATAATCCTGACTGGGAAATTCCGCTTCAAAACTAAATTCTTCCAGGCCATAATAAGATGGGACAGAAACCTGTCCTGTCCCAAGTACCTGGTAAGTCTCTATATTCAATTCCCGATTCCTCTTGATCTCCTCTGGATTGACGGGGAGCTTGTATTTCTTATTCCCATATTTAAAATAAACTGAATATGACATTATCCCGGCACCCCCTCTGGAGCTGTGGCGATCACCTCTTTTAGACGATCAATCATATGACCCACCACACCGTCAGTGTCAGCTTCTTTTGTGATAGGACCGGTAAATTCCACCTTGATATTAGGCGCAAGGGTATTTTGGGCGATCCGGGCCACGTAATCCCGTTCTGCCAGTTTCCGCATCCACTCGATGTCCTCTTTATCTGTCTCAACCTTTACGGCACCGCCTTTACCTGTACCTTTTACAGTGGCAGGACTACCAGCAGTAGCAAACTGTGAAAGATCAATGCCGGATCCGCCAGCCCCATCCAAATTTGGATTGAAACCTGAAAACAGGTTTGAGGCTTTGTCCGCCAGACCGCTTCCTATCTCATATCCTTTGTTGGCAAAATCAGCGCCATTAACAAAATCCTTTTTCTTCACGACTTCATTCCAGTCAGAAGCGGTTTTTGCAGAAGCTGCTGCTTTTTCAATTCCTGCCTTAAAATTATCCAATCCTGCTGAAATCTGAACCTCTACTCCTGGAATACGATTTATAATAGCTTCAACCGACCGGGCCATTTCTGTCATATATCCAACCACGGTTATGGCCAGATCATAAAAGAGGATTTTAACGGCAGCAACAGGGTGATTCCAAACATTGGCAAAGAAATTGACTACCTCTGCAATAACATTGTAGATGAATATAAAGCTATTTGTTGCAGATGCCGCAAGCGCGCCTAATGCTCCGCCAATTATTCCTGTTCCTGAAAGGGTTGCTCCCGTAAAATGATTGACTGCTGCAACTCCGGCATAGAAAGCAGCTGCAAGTACTAAAACCAGCCCTACAATCCATACAATAGGGCACGCGTATAATGCAGAATTAAGTCCTAACTGCGCTGTTGTTTCTGCCCAAGTTGCTCCAGTTGTTGCCCACAATGATAATGCATATAACCC